GTGCCCAAGGAAATCGGCTACCAGACGACCTCACTCCCGACGTGGACGGCACTCGGCGCGCAGTCGGCGAACGAGACGAACCCCGCGCTCGTCTGGCCGAAGTCGCTCGAGGCATACGACCGGATGCGTCGCGAGGAACCGCAGGTCGTTTCGGTCCTCCGAGCGGTCATGCTCCCGATCCTGTCGGCGCAGTACCAGCTCGACCCGGGCGACGCTCGCGACGAGGTCGTGACCCGCATCGCCGCCGACCTGGGACTCGGCATCAAGGGCCGCGACCCTGTCCCGCCGCACCGGACGCGCGGGCGCTTCTCGTGGCGCGAGTACGTGCGGCTCTCGCTGCTGTCCCTCGTTTACGGGCACTCCGTGTTCGAGCAGGTGTACGAGCCGGACGCGTTCGGCCTCCTGCGACTCAAGAAGCTCGCCTGGCGCCCGCCGCGCACGATCTCGCAGTTCATCGTCGCCGCGGACGGCGGGCTCGAAGCGATCACGCAGCACGGCCTCATGAACGGCAAGCGCGGCGAGGTGAAGATCCCGATCGGTCACCTGGTCGTGCACGTCAACGAGCGCGAGGGCGCGAACTGGATCGGGCAGTCGCTCCTGCGGTCCGCGTACAAGATGTGCGTGCTCAAGGACCGCGTGCTCCGCGTGCAGACGATGTCGATCGAGCGCAACGGTCTCGGCGTGCCGGTCTACACCAGCGCCCCGGTACCCGACAACGCCGACCCGGCGCAGCGCGACGCGTGGCTCAAGTCCGAGAAGGAAGCCGGGCTCGAACTCACGCAGGACTTCCGAGCGGGCGACGACTCCGGCGCATCGATTCCGAACGGGGCGAAGCTGGAGCTGCTCGCCCTCACTGGCAAGCTGCCCGACACCGACCGGCCGCTGAAGTATTTCGACGAGCAGATCGCGCGTGCCGTGCTCGCTCACGTGCTGAACCTGGGCGGCGACGACTCGACAGGGTCCTACGCGCTCGGCGACACGCTCGAGTCGATCTTCACCAACTCGCTGAATGCGGTCGCGGCGGAGTTCGTCGACGTCACTCAGCAGCACGTCATCGAGGACTACGTCGACGTGAACTGGGGGCCGGACGAGCCCGCGCCCCGCCTCGTCGTCTCGAAGATCGGCGCTGACACTCCGGTGACGGCGGACGCGATCCGTGCCCTCGTCGACGCGAAGGTGATCACGCCGGACGAAGCGCTCGAGGGACACGTCCGAGAACTCATGGGCCTCCCGGCGCGACTCGCCGCGGTCATCCCCGATCCGACCGAGCCGGCCGTGACGCCGAGCGGCACCGATGGACTGGTCGCGGAGATCGCCACAGCGACCGACGCCGACCGTGCCCGAGCCGCCGCGGAGACGCTGCAGAAGGCGTACCTCGGCGTCGACAAGGTGCTCACCCGCCGCGAGATCCGGGAACTCATCCGACGTGCTGGCGCCGACATCGACCCGGACGCCGCACTAGACGAGCCCGCACCGGCTCGCGACGCCCCCGAGGAGGAGGCCACATGAACCCGTTCCGAACCCCGCGCAGCGGACCCCGCACGCCCGTGCTTGCCTCGATCCCTCAGGGCGTCGACGTCGGCGGGGGAGTCGTCACGCTCCGGCTGTACGACCCGATCGACTCCTACGGCGGCGAGTGGGGCGTGTCAGCGAAGGAATTCGCCGCCGCCGTCGACGCGCTCCCCGACGGAACGACCGAGATCCGGCTGCTGATCAACTCGCCCGGCGGCGAGGTGTGGGACGGGATGGCGATCCTCAACACACTCCGGAAGCACCCGGCCCGCGTGGTCGCGTATGTCGAGGGCATCGCGGCGTCCGCGGCCTCGTTCATCGCCGCCGGATGCGACGAGATGGTGATGGCCCGCAACTCCGAGGTCTACATCCACAACGCCTGGGGGCACGCCTCCGGCGACGCCGAGGACATGCGCGCCGCAGCCGAGGACCTCGACCGTCTGGACCGAAACCTCGCGTCGATCTACGCAGAGAAGTCCGGCCAGACCGTCGAGTTCTGGCTCGCGGAGATGCCGCGGGACCGATTCATGACCGCCGAGGAAGCGGTCGAGTCGGGACTGGCGGACCGCATCGAGGGGACCGGCGATGCACCGGCCGCTCGTGCCCGCTTCGACCTGTCCGCTTTCGCGCGGACGCGGGGCGATCGCACGCCTCGCGCTGCGCTCCCTGAACTCCCGGTCTCGACCGAGCCGGGTGACCCCAACCGAAAGGACGATCTCGTGGCTTACGAAGATCTGACGGCTGGCCTCCGCGAGCGGCTCGGTGTGACCGAGACCACCCTCACGGACGACGAGCTGCTGGCAGCGCTGGACGAGTCCCTCGCCGAGCGCGCCGAACCCGAGGCGGCACCCGCCGCCGCGGCAGTGACCGACGGCGTCGTGACGGTCGAGGCCGGCGCGTTCGCCGAGCTGCAGCGCCAGGCGGCGCTCGGAGCGTCGGCACACGCGACGGTGCAGGAGACCCGCCGCGAGGGCATCGTGCAGAACGCGATCAACGAGGGCCGCATCGCGCCCGCGTCGCGCGCGCACTTCCTCGCACTCCTCGGGAAGGACGAGGCCGGCACCGTGGCGGCGCTCGCCACCTTCCCGAAGGGCACGATCCCCGTGGCTGCGATCGGCCACTCGGAGACCGACACCATCACCGACAACGACCGGCTCGCCGCGAAGGCCGGCTGGGGCAAGACCGAGAAGGGGGCCTGACCGTGGCCGACTACCTGCCCAAGTTCAACCCCGGCGCGCAGGTGCCGCTGACGGTCGGCGCGACGCCGGTCATCGGCGGTCGCCTCGTTGAGGTGTCGACCGCGAACGCGATCGTCCCCTCGGGCGCCGACTCCGCCAAGGTGCTCGGCGTCGCCGCGCAGGACGCCGTGACCGGGGAGCGCGTCACCGTGTTCGCCCGCTCCGGCGGCGTGCACCGGCTCACCGCATCCGGCGCGATCGCCGTCGGCGCCCGCGTGATCTCGGCCGCGGCCGGGAAGATCGCCACCATCGGCGCCGGCACCAACTCCATCGGCATCGCCCTCGAGGCCGCTGCCGCCGACAACGACGTCATCGACGTCCTGTTCATCTGAGGGAGATGACGTGTCCTACACCTACCCGGTGAAGCACCCTGAGGGGACTCTCACCACCGCGGAGCTGCACCTGCTCCTGTCCAACCCGACCGTGATCGCGCATCGCGTCGCCGAGCTGGCCGACCAGAAGTTCATCGCGGACTTCCTGCTCTCCGGCCGGTTCTCGGCGCAGGGCGGCGGCGTCTTCTACGAGACCGGCGAGCCGATCTTCTCCGACGAGGGACCCGAGGCGGTGTCGCCGCTGGGCGAGTACCCGACCGTCGTTCTCGACTCGGGCGAGGTCGTCTCCGCTCGCACCGTGAAGTGGGGCCTCGACACCGTGGTGTCCGACGAGAAGATCTCCCGCCAGGGCATCTCGTACGTCAACCGCGGCATCACCCGCCTCGTCAACACGGTGGTGCGCCACGTCGATCGCGTCGCGATGGCCGTCATCGCAGCCCGCGTGACGAGCACCTTCGCGTCGATCGACACCTGGACGAGCGCTGGCCGCGCCGTCGAGGCGATCACCACGATCCAGGCAGAGCGCGGTGAACTCGGGTTCGGCATCGACCTCGAGACCGTGGTCCTGCGCCCCGCGCAGTACGCCAAGGTCATCCGCCTGCTCGTCGACGACAAGGCGCTCCCGCGCGAGTCGGGCGAGACCGCGGTGCTCGGCAACCTGCCGGTCAACGCGCTCGGCCTGACGTGGGCGACCACGCCGCACTTCCAGGGCGCGAACCCGCTCCTGGTCGACCGCGAGCAGCTCGGCGGCATGGCCGACGAGGACCTCGGCGGACCGGGCTACGTCCGGACCGAGGCGTTCGGCGTCGAGGCGAAGACGATCCGTGAGGAGAAGCCCGAGGGTTACACCCTCCGCGCTCGTCGCGTCACCGTTCCCGTCGTCACCGAGCCGATGGCCGGTGTCGCCCTGACGAACACGGGGCTGTGATGGGTCGCCTCGAGGTGACGGCCGCAGCCGTCGTGCTGCCCACGGTCGACGGCCGCGAGCAGTACCTCTACAAGGGCGTCATCGTCGAGTCCGACGCGTTCACCGAGAAGGGCATCGAGCACGCACGTGCGCAGGGTCTGATCGACGACGCTCCGGAGATCGTCGAGGACGAGGTGGACGTCATCACGCAGGCCGACGTCGACGCCGCAGCGCTGGCCGTCGAGGCGGAGGCGCAGAAGGTCGTCGACGCGAAGGCCGAACTCGAGCGGGAGCGCACCGCACTCGAAGCCGACAAGGCAGCGTTCGAGGCGGCGAAGGCCGAGGCCGCGAAGTCGCAGACCGCGCCCGCCCCGAAGTCTGGGAGCGCCAAGCAGTCCTGACCTTCGGGTCCTGACGCACAACAGGGACGGCCCCCGGGGCGAGCACCCGGGGGCCGTCCCGCTTCCTGCCGTGGCGAGTGCCACGCGCCCCGCTGACGCGCTCAACAGGGGACACCGCACAGTCACGCCGTCCCGGCGCTGACGGCGCTCAGCAGGGCGCAGACGAGAGGAGCCTCGCATGGCGTTCGCACTCAGCATCGGGGGAGTCACACCCGAGGACATCGGCGGCGACGATCGCGCGGTCCGGATCATCCTCCGAGCCCTGCAGATCGCACCCTGCCTGCCCGAGTTCGCCGAGGACGCACCCGAGCGAACCGCGGTCCTCGCGATCCTCAAGGGCGTGGCCGACCGCGCAGCGTCCATTGGGACCGGCACCATCGCCTCGCAAGGCCGCAACGGCACTAACCGCAGCTACCGCGACGTGCCCTCCGCATTCTTCCCCGAGGACATCTCGGGACTTCGGCTGCTCTGCCCCACCGGCACGGCACCGTCCGATCCATCGCTGCCCGTCGGATCATTCCCGAAGGCACGCCCCACCGCCGCGCTGTTCCCGGCCGAGGGCAGCTACTCGTGAGCGACGACGAGTTCTGGTTCCCGCACCAGGTCCGCATCCGCCCGATGCGGAAGGGCGCCGGCATGGGCCCGCGCCTCAGCAGCACCGACCCGCCGATCACCCGCGCCGAGGTCGACGACTCGTTCCGCATGATCCGGGGCGTCGACGGCGTGCAGGTCGCGTCGTCCGCCCGCGTGACCGTGTCCGTCGACGTCGACGCGCCCCTCGGGTCCGAGGTCACCCTCTGGCCCGGCCGTGCCGTCGAGCGCACCGCCGTCGTGATCGCGGTGTCGCGTGAGGAGAACGGGGACGACCTGCCATCGCAGCTCGTCCTGTCGCTCGAGTGAGGAGGCCACCGTGAAGATGCACCGAGCACTCGCGGACACGATCCTGAACGCCGCCGACGACGGACTCCGCCAGGCCGGGCGCGACGTCCTCAAGGCTGCGCGAGCCCGCGTGCCGGTCGACGACAAGGTGCTCTGGCGCTCCGGGAAGGTCGTCGTCGGCGAGGCAGGCGAGGTCGAGGTGATCTTCGACGCGCCCCACGCCTGGCTGCAGCACGAGAAGACCGAGTACGAGCACCCGAACGGCGGCGAGGCGAAGTACCTCGAGACGGCCGCGCTCGAGACCGACGTTGCGAAGCCCGTCGCCGACCACATCCGGGCGGTGCTCCGTGCAGAGTGACGACGCCGCGCTGACGTATCGCGTGTGTGAGATCCTCGGCGGCGTCCCTGGATGGTCGTGGGTCGCCGACCCCGACGCACCCGACTACTCGCAGGACGTCGTCGGCATTCGCTACGGCGCCACGCAGGACACCCCGCACCGCACGATCGGCGTCCGCGTCTACGCGTCGACCGACGACGACCTCGCCGTGCGCCGCGTGCAGCTCCGGCTGCGCGGCGCACCCCACGATCCGGCCGGCGCCGACGTTCTCGCGGGCGTCGCTTTCGTCGTGCTGCACGGACTCTCCCGGGTGGGAGGGATCAGCGACATCCGTCGCATCTCGCAGGGGCCCCTCGGGGCCGACACCAAGGGCCGCGAGGAGCGGTCCGACAACTACCAGATCATCCTCGACAACCCGGAGGCAATCCAATGAACCCGCAGGCTCAGCTCCCCGCCGGCACGACGCTCGGAAAGAGCTTCGAGTACGGCGTCGACGTCAACCTCGGCACGTACGACGTGCCCGTCTGGCAGGCCGTCCGACGCATGTTCGGCTACCAGCCCGCCGACACCGAGACCACGCAGGACGCGCAGACGTACGACGACCTCGGCTCGCCGAACTCGGACGTCACCGCGCGCGGCTTCGGTCACTCGTTCAACACGCAGGTGAACCGCTCGCTCGCGACCGGCCGCTACCTGCCCGAGATCGAGGCACTGCTCGCCCGCACCCGCCCGGGCGCCGTCGGCGAGCTGGCGGTCATCGACTACCGCTGGTACCACAAGCCCCAGTTCGGAACCCCGAACCCCGACGACGCCGGCCGCGGCTTCGCGACCGTCGCCAAGTCCCGGCAGAACACGGGCCCCGGCGGCGAAATCGAGGTCCTCGGCTGGACGCTCTCCGGGAAGGGGTCCTACGAGGAGATCTCGAACCCGTTCACCGGCTGGAACGCGACCGCCCCGCTGGTCGCCTCCGTCACCGGTCCCGGCGGTGGCATCCCCACGGACAACGACCTGCTCTCCGTCACGGGCTCCGGTCTGCTCGGCGCGACGGCCGTCACGATCGAGGGCGCGCCGGTCGAGTTCCTGCCCGTCAGTGCTGTGTCCCTCGTGGCGCAGCTCCCGGTCGGAGACGCGGGCGATGTCGACATTGTCGTCACCACGGCGGGTGGCGCGTCGGCTCCGTTCACCTTCACCCGCGGGGCCTGATCGTGAGCGCTGTCGACTTCACGGAGTGGGCGGCGCCGGATCTCGTCTTCGTCAACCTCGGAGCTGACTCCGAGGGAAACGGGGGGCACACCTTCCGGGTGCGCCCCCCGTCCGTCGACGACTCGGCGAAGGTGCTCGCTCTCGCCGTCCGCGGCGAGGTGAACATGGGCATCGTCTCCGGGGTCGAGATCCCCGAGCCAATCCAGGAAGTCCTCGACTCGATCGAGGCGGGGGATCACCCCGCGCTCGGCGCCGCGTTCTACGAGATGCGCGACGCCGGCATCTCGTCGGCGACGATCGACCGCGCGGCGTACTACGCGATCTTCTACTGGGCGCGTGGCAAGCGGTACGCCGATGCTCTCGCGAAGCTCATGTGGTCGGAGCGCGGCGCGGAGGGTGAGGGCGGGGCGTCCGGTGATGCCCCGCGAAAAGGCTAGTCACGGCCGAGGACTGGGCGCCGTTCGCGGCACCCGGCGCGGTCGCTGACGAGGACGGCTGGTACTCCGACTATCTGCCCGTCCCCGCCGAGCTGCTCCCCGACGCACCGACGGAGACCGCATCCGGCGCGGACCCCGCAGCGAGCACGATCGACGACTCGCTGTACGCGATCGTCATGCACTGGCGCCTCGTCGTCGCGGACCTGCACCAGCACGGCATAGACCTGTGGGACGACGCCGTGCGCGCCCGCCCGTGGCCTGGCATCCGGACCCTCATCTTCTCGCTGCTCGAGCCCGACTCGGACTCCCGTCTCAGGCGGGCTCTCACCAGGAGGTGACGTCGCATGCGCGCAGGTGAAGTCGAGGTTCTGCTCACGGTCGACGACAACGACCTCGCGCGTGCCGAGAAGAACGTCAAGGCCACCGGCCAGCGCATCGAGAAGAAGCCCATCACGCAGAAGGTCGACGCCGACCCGGCCGACGCTCTCGCCGGGATGGACCGCGTCGAGGAGCAGGCGAAGCGCATCGTCTCGTCCGAGGTCGTCGCGCGCGTCGACGCGAACATCGAGAAGGGCGAGAAGAACCTCGCCCGCATCCAGGGCAACCTCGACTACCTGCGGTCGGTGTCCACCGAACTCGACGTTTCCGCCGACATCCGCCGCGCCGAGGCGAACCTCCGCCGCGTCGAGAGCAACCTGAACGGGCTCCGCGGCGCCCGCGCCACGATGGAGGTCGACGCCGACACCGCGCCCGCCGAGGCTGCCCTCGAACAGGTCGCCGACTCGGCAGAGGATGCTGGCGGCGAAGGCGGGCGTCGCGGTGGCGCGGCTCTGGTGAGCGGCATCGTCGCGGGACTGGCGAGCATCCCCATCGCGGGCGCCGTCGCCAAGATCGGTCAGACCGCGGCCGAGGTCCTCGTCTCCGAGTTCCAGTCCGCGCTGCAGATCGACGTGCGGCAGGACCGGCTGCAGGCGCTGACCGGCATCGACGAGGACACCGCGGCCAGGTTCGCCCGGTCCGCCGCGGAGGCCTATGCGAACGGGTTCGGCGAGTCGATCGAGTCGAACATGAACACCACGCGGCTCGCGCTGCAGTTCGATCTGATCGACGAGGACGCCACCTCGCGGGACTCGCAGAAGGTCGTCGAGAGCCTCGGCGGCATCGCCGATGTGCTCGAGGAGGAGGTCGGCCGGACGGCGACCGCCGTTACGACGCTCCTGCGCACGGGCATGGCGAGTTCCGCGCAGGATGCCTTCGACATCCTCGTGACGGGCGCTCGGGAGGGCGTGAACCGGTCCGAGGACCTGCTCGACACCTTCACGGAGTACCCCTCCGTCCTGGCCCGTCTCGGGCTGACCGGCAAGGAGATGCTCGGACTCATCAGCCAGGGTCTCGACGCCGGAGCGCGGAACAGCGACATCGCGGCGGACGCCCTCAAGGAGTTCCAGATCCGCGCGACTGACGCCTCGGTGCTGTCTGCGCAGGGCTTCGAGCTGCTCGGCCTGAACGCCGAGGAGATGACGGCCAAGATCGCGGCCGGAGGAGAGGGCGCCCGAGAGGGACTCGACGTCGTCCTCGACCGGCTGCGCGCGATGGAGGACCCCGTCGCCCGCAACACGGCCGCGGTGGCGTTGTTCGGTACCCAAGCCGAGGACCTCGGAAACGCGCTGTTCGCGATGGACCTCAGCACCGCCGTCGACCAGCTCAACGGAGTGCGCGGGGCCGCGGACCAGATGTTCGCGACCCTCGCCGACAACGACGGCGCCCGGATCGACCGCGCGCAGCGAAACGTGGAGGTCGCCGCGGAGGCCATCAAGGGCGCGCTCGCGTCGGCTTTCACCGACCCGCTCGGCGACTTCGCCGACTGGGTCTCGGCGAACCGCGGACCGGTCCTGCAGTTCCTGCTCGACCTCGCAAACGGCGCTCTCGACTTCGGCGAGTCCGTCGTCGAGAGCGCCGCAGCCGGGACGGAGGCCTTCGGCTCGTTCGTGTCGGGTCCGCTGGCGGACACGGTCGACGGTGTCGCAGCGCTCATCGACGCAGTGAACGGCTTCGATGGCCGACCAGCCGAACTCGACAAGCTGCGCGACAGCATGCGCGGGTTCGACGAGCAGACGGACATCGCCGCCGACACCATGCGAGAGGACCTCGGGTCGGCACTCGACGAAGCACGCGGCAAACTGAACGAGTTCGGTGAGCCGGCCGTCGCGATGGGCTTCCTCAACGACGCCTCACTGCGGCTCGCGTCAGCGATCTCCGGAGTTGGCTATTCCGCGGACGGATCGAAGCTCGCGCTCGAGGGCGTCGACTTCGCCAACCTGCAGGCTTCGGAGTCGGGACGCGCGCTCGAGGACCAGGTGCGCAACTCGATCGCCGCGCTGTCGGAGGAAGTATCCGCCGCCCAGGCCGCAGGCGAGGGCCAGGACCAGCTCACCGGGCGCTACCAGAACGCGACCGGCGCCCTGCGCCAGCAGCTCGAGGCGATGGGACTCACAGAGGACCAGGCTCGCGCGCTCATCGACACGGTGCTGCAGACGCCTTCCTCGGCGACGACGACGTTCAGCTCGAACGCTCGCGACGAGCAGGGCAAGGTGCAGAGCCTGGCCGGTCGGATCGAGACGCTGCCGGATGGATCTGTCGTCGTTCGCGTCGACACATCCGGCGCCAACGCGGAGGTCGACCGGTTCATCGCCGCGAACGCTCAGAAGCGCATCAACATCGCCGTCGGCATCGGCGGAGGTGGCGGCATCACCCGAGCGTGGGGCGGTCCTATCTTCGGAGCCGGCGGACCCCGCGACGACCTCGTCCCCGTCATGGCCTCGAACGGTGAGCACATGCTCACCGCTGCGGAGGTCGACGCGGCCGGCGGACATGCGGCGGTCTTCCGGCTGCGGCAGGCGCTGCTGTCCGGTTCGCTCCGGCTCGCCGACGGTGGGCCGGTCGTCCCGGCGTCGACGTGGCGGACGGACGTGCCAGCGATGGCCGCGCCGATCGTCGTGTCGGCCGCGGCTGCGCACCAGCAGCCCTCGGGCCCGCTGGTGCAGGTCGTGGACAACGCGACGTACTTCGCATTCGACCCGCGCGACATCGAGCGCCAGCGGGACGAAAAGCTGCGGCGCGCTGTTCAGTCGCTGCCCAAACGGTAGGAGGCCGAGTTGACCATCATCCTGTCGTCACCGCTGACCCCGCCGGAGGCCGCGGCTGTCGCCCGCGCGGCCAACCGGCCGATGAAGTGGGTCGGCTTCGACGGTTCGGAGTGGCAGCTCACCCGGCCCGGGAACCCGAATCCGCGGATGGCTCCCGGCGTGAAGGGGCTGCACATGCCGCCCATGCAGGTGCACTCGTCGTCCTCGCCGCTCGTACCCGGTGTTGAGCTCACCGGGTACGAGCTGCCGGCGCGGCCGGTGTACTGGCCGCTCATGTTCCGAGCGCCGACCGCCGACCAGTGGGAAGCGGACCACGCGGCATTCTTCGACTCGTTCCACCCGATCCTCGAGGGGACGTGGACCGTAGGCGACGGCGAACTCGCGCGGAGCCTGCCACTGACCGGTTCGTTCGACGGCTCGTACTCGTTCGATCACGACCCGTTCGTGACCGGGCACGCGCTGATCGGCGTCGAGCTTCTCGCGCCGCGGCCGCTCTGGCGTGGCCGGCCTGTCGGGCGGTCGTTCAGCGGGCCGCAGTCGACACCGTTCATCCCCGAGGGCGGGGGACCCCCGTTCCACATCACGCCGGGTTCCTCGTTCCAGAACGCCGAGATCCGCAACCCCGGGGACGAGCCGAGCTATCTGACGTGGACGCTGACGGACGAGTTCGAGGCGGGCGCGAAGCTCGGCTTCGGGGAGGCGCTGATCGAGGTCCCGTTCGCCCTCGACCCGGGCGACGTGCTCGAGATCAACACCGACCCGGCGAGCCAGTACGCGACCCTGAACGGCGCCGACTGCGCACCCCTACTCGGGTTCCAGATCTTCGCTCCGATCCCCGCACGCGGCGTCACAGCACTCGTCATTCAGACCTCCGGGTCCGGAACGGTCCGCGCGTCGCACACGCCGCTGTATTGGAGGGCCTTCTGATGCGACGCCGGCAGCTCGTCGCCGAGTTCCTCACCTCGAGCAACGAGTTCATCCGGTCGGCGATCGCGATCAAGACCACCGCGTCGCTCCGCTGGAACGCGGTGTCGACGGCGACCCTCACCCTCAAGGACACGCACCCCGTGCTCTCCGAGCTGCTCACGCAGTCCGGCGTGCGGTGCGCGCTGTGGATGTCGACCATCGACGACCAGCACAAGCTCACGACCCGGCGGCTGCTCGAGGGCAGGGTCGGTGACATCTCGGGGGAGGGGTCGCCCTTCGGCACCGTGAACGTGCCCGTCGCCGACGACTTCGACGACTTCGGTTCGCTGCTCGGATGGCAGGTCCCGGGTGCGCCGATCACCGGGCAGGGCGCCGCCGAATACTGGCGGATGACCGCACCGTCCGACACCCGGGCGCTGGCCGCGATAGCCGCGAACGCCGCCCGCCTCGGCCGACCCTGGGACGTCGCACCATCCGCGGGACTCGGGTCCTCAGCGCCCGTCGAGCTACGCATGGACGCCCTCGCTGAGAGCATCCTCCCGCCGCTCATCGCCGACCGCCTGCAGCTCACCATCGGCCGCGACCGCATCACGAACCGGTGGGACGTCGCGGTGCGTCCCGGCGAGCTGTTCTCCCGCCCGGTCACCCCGCAGTCCGGGGTCCTCAAGCAGTGGTCGTGGGTGAACAAGCCCGCGACCGCGACGCGCGCGATCGTCGGAGGCCGCGGCGACGGCACCGCGCGGCAGTTCCTGCTCGTCGTCAACGAGGCGCTCGAGGCGGCGATGGGAATTCAGCTCGAGATCTTCGTCGACGCGCGCAACGCCGACGAGGGCGCTGACCTCGAACCCTACGGTCGCGCCGCCCTCGCGAAGCACGCGGCCACGGCCGGCTTCACCGCGGCGCTGCAGGAGGCGTCCTGGTTCCGCTACGGCGAGACGTTCGAGCTGGGCGACCGGCTCCCGGTCCGCGTCGGCGCGCTCGAGTTCGAGGACGTCATCTCCCAGGTGGACATCACGAACGACGCCCGCAGCGGCCTCGTCGTCGTCCCGACCGTAGGTATCGCCTCGCGCGACCCGCAGTCCCAGCTCATCGACTACGTCCGCGACATGGCTACAGCCGTGCGCGAGATCGAGAGAAGGTAACCATGACGATCACCAGCGCCGGGTACGACGGCTCCGTCAACGAGCCGCAGTGGTCCGATCTGCTGTCACTCGCCGGCGGTCGCCAGTACGGCGTCCTCGACCCCTCGTCCTGGCGCGCGAGCGTCGGGGGAGCGGACCGCGAGGTTCGACTCTCTCCCGGTCGCGGCTTCGGGTACGGCATCCGTGACGCCTCCGACGCTGAGGAGTCCGTGACGCTCGCCCCGGTCGCATCCGGTTCCCGATGGGACCTGATCACGATGCGCCGCGACTGGGACGACAACGTCTCGGCCTTCCACGTCGTCCAGGGCTCGGCAGCCCGAGAGATCCCGGCGCGCGCGACGACCTTCGCCCAGCTCGACGACCAGCCCCTCTGGCTCGCACGCGTCCAGGCGGGCTTCTCGCAGGTGCGAGACCTCGTCGACCTGCGGGTATGGGGCGGCGACGGCGGCACGTTCGCGACCGACGAGCTGGTGCTGCAGTACCTGAACCGGATCGGCACCCGCATCCGCATCGGCTCCGCCCTGTGGGAGCGCGTGATCGACTCGCTCGGATCGCCGAGCTGGGTGCGCAACGACGCGGTCACGTTCCAGCGTGCGGGCGCGTACATCGCCGGCATCGCCGTCCCGGCCGAGTCCGCGGTCGGACCGCTCATCGTGAAGACCGGACAGATCACCGATTCCGGGTTCAACCTCTACGGAAACCAGTACCTCACAGCGGTCGTCTTCGAGACACCGTTCCCGAACCGACTGCTCTCCGTGCAGAC